GCCTATGACCGGGGATACCTCGACGGTGAGCGCTTGGCCCGGCACTAAAAAACCCCTCACGCGCTCGGAGGGATTTTTTAGCCAACAGCTTTAGTATACATCACACTACCCCCGGCACCACAAAACAGAGTATTGACTTTATTTACCTATGGGTGTATACTATAGGTATAGTAATAACCAATCAACACTATGACCAACACATTCAAAGCAGAATTCGATACCTATTCAATCAGTAGCGGCACCAAAATAGGGAATACTTACCAAGTGGTAGACGAACTCGCCACCCGCAAGAGCATCAGAAAGACACTCGAGGAGCACAACGTGCCAAAGGCGACCACCCAATGGGATGATGATGGTGACTACCATTTCTCTATCACCACCCTCGATGGGTACAGAAACTCAGACCGAAAAAAGTTTCGCATCTACCTCGATGATGACAGCTACGGCTCAAAGTCATTCATTCAATCAAATGATGAGGGCGAAATCCCCCTCGCAAAACTCATCGAGAAGATGACTGAGCACCAGCAGTATTTTCAAAATCGCACTGACCGCAAACGCAAAGAGAATGAGGCCAGTGAGAAGCGTGAGAAACTAGCCGAGCAGCTCAGCGACAAGCTCAGCAAATACGGTATCCGGGTGCAGAACAGCTACGGCCGCATCGTTATCAAAGCCGAGTTTTACGACAACGCCGAGGCCGAGGCATTCGCTAACGAATTAATCAATAAACTCAACTAGACCTATGACCATCGATGAAGCAATCGAAGCACTGACACTCGCAATCGAAAAACACAACGTATACCCAATGACCCAAGAGCAAGAGCACCTCACATTCGTCGACGGACTACTCCACGCGCGGGGCATTATCAGTAAAATCAACTAGACCTATGACCATCGATGAAGCTATCGCAACACTAACCCGAGAGTGCCAACGCTGCGGCCACAAATGGCTCCTCCGCCGCAACGTAAAGCCAACGGTGTGCCCAAAATGCAAGAGCGCATACTGGGATACGAAAAAAGAAGCGACTGGATAACCACTCCCCCAGTACCTAAAGACCCCCCCAGCGGGGTCTTTTTGGTGGGGGAGAGCAAACACCGCTCTATAGAGCCATATCTCGGATAACCCTACCACTCCCCCACCGGTACCACTCCCCCACCGATATGGCCGATATCAGCAAAAATCAGCGACCTATCAGTGGGGGAGGGGGGAGCCCCTGGCACACAACTATGATATGCTGATAGGGTATGGCAACTAAAAAGCGCCCGAGCAAAAAGACACTCAAGAACAGCAGCTCAACAGCTGTGGCGACCAAAAAGACAACCAAAAAGACAACCAAAAAGGTCATCGGCCGGCCATTTAAGAAAGGGCAGAGCGGCAATCCAGGTGGTCGACCCAAAGGAGCCCGAGACCGCCGCACCGTTATCTGGGAGGCATTAAAGGTCCTGGCCGAACGTAAAGGACACACTCCCGAGGAGGTCGAGACCGCTCTCCAGGTGGCGGCAATAGAAAAAGCCGGCAAAGGCTCATTCCTCCACTACGCCGAGCTCTCCAATGGCCTTTATGGCAAGGTCACTGATGATATCGATATCAAGAGCGGCGGTAAATCTATCGCCGACCTAATTGCCCTGGCCCACAATGCAAAACGACCCCCAACAGATACTCCAGCTGCAGGAGAGAGTACGGACTGACCCCGAATTCTTCCACAACGAAATCTTGGGCTATAAACCCTGGGAGCGGCAGCTCGAGATTTCGGACAGCATCACACACAATCGCAATACTGCCGTGCGCAGCTGCAACGGTGCCGGCAAAACATTCCACATCGCGCGGGAGGGCCTGCGCTTTATGTATAGCTACTACCCCGCCGTGGTATTCAACACCGCTCCAGTCTGGACCCAGGTTGAAAATCAATACTGGCGGTATTTCAGAGATGCCTACGCTAAAGCCCAATACCGCCTCGGCGGCCGGCTCCTTAAAACCGCCCTCAACATCGATGAGGACTGGTATGCGATGGGTCTCGCTAACGACCCCAACCGGATGGAGGCATTCCAAGGATGGCACGGTAAACACATTCTCGTTATATTCGATGAGGCATCTGGTATCAGCCCGAAAATTTATGAGGCCGCCGCAGGCGCGATGGCTGGAGGGCAGGTGGTGCGGTCGGTGATGATTGGCAACCCGACCCAGAACTCGGGACCATTCCACGATGCCTTTAGTGACCCCAATTTCTCCAAAATCACCATCAGCGCACACGATGTGCCCAACGTAAAGGAGCGCCGCCAGGTCATCCCAGGGCTCATCACTCACGACTGGGTGGAGGAGATGGCCAGCCGGTACGGTGAGGACAGTGATGTATACAAGGTGCGCGTGCTGGGGCAATTCCCGCGTAACGCCTCAGACACGCTCATCAGTGTGGATAGTGTGCAGCAAGCTATCGAGGCAGACCGGGAGCGTTATGGCGATGATGAATACCTCGGGCTCGATGTGGCACGCTTCGGTGATGACACCACTGCCCTCGTATACCGGCGCGGTAACTATGCCCGCGTGCTCGGCAAGTGGCACGGCAATGACACAATGCAGACCACGGGCAAGGCGGTCCAGGCGCTACGCGACTATCCCAACGCAAATATATACATCGATGTGGTCGGAGTGGGGGCAGGCGTATTCGACCGGCTCCGGGAGCAGCCCAAGGTATCCGGTCGGGTCTTTGGTGTGAATAGCGCCGGCCGGGCGCGAGATAACGAGGAGTATATCAACATCCGAGCAGAGAGCTGGGCGACCGCTCGGGAGTGGCTCAAGGATGCTGTGCTCGAGCAACACGAGGACTGGTACCAGCTCGGGGTCCCCAAATACAAAATCACCTCGGCCGGTAAAATCCAGCTCGAGAGCAAGGAGGATATGAAGAAGCGCGGAGTGAAATCACCCGACGTGGCGGATGCCCTTGCCCTCACCCTCTCTCGACCAACCGAGGGAGAGAATATCGGCTTGGTGTGGCTGTAGCTGATATGGGCGTGATACAATACTGATATGGATATTCGCTCAAGATTGGCTCAACTTTTTGGCACTAAAAACTCACCCACAACATCCTACACGGGCACTTGGGATGTCGCCGGAGGACCTACGAACTCGTACCAGGAGCGCAACGCCCTCGAGGCCAATCGAGAGTGGGTAGGTATCGCCGTCGACCTGGTAGCCAAGAGTGCCGGCGCGGTGCGGCTCAAGGTGATGCAGTACAAAAACCAGGAGGATGCAGAGGTATTCACCGGCCCGTTGTATGATTTTATAGAGCAGCCTGGCCAAAATCTCACCATCACTGATTTCGTATATCTCAATACGGTATACAAAGAGCTTACCGGCAATGCATTCTGGTACCGAGAAAAACCCAGCCGCCACCTCGAGCCAATCCTCCCCACCAGCATCCGACCAATTCTCGATGACACAAAAACCAGGCTGCTGCGCTATGAGCAGTTTGCGGGAGGCAAGTCTCGCCACCTCGAGCTCGATGATGTGCTGCACGACCGCTATATCGACCCCGCGCGACCGTACTGGGGGGCGGGTAAACTTGCCAAGATTGCGCCCTGGGTCGATACCAGCACATACGCCACTGAATTTCTGCGCCGCTTTTTTCTCAACGGTGCGACCTTTGGTGGCTTTATAGAAACTGAGGAGGAGAGCCAGGAGCGCATCAAACTCATCAAAGCCGGGCTCCAGAATGACCACGTGGGGGTCAATAACGCACACAAAATCGGTATCCTGCCCAAGGGCTCAAAATTCACCCAGACTGTCGCCAATATGCAGCAGATAGAGATGGGCGCGACCGATGACCGCTACCGAGACAAAATCCTCTCGGCCTTTGGGGTGCCCAAAAGTATGGTGGGGCTTGTGCAGGATGTAAACCGAGCCAACGCCGAGGCCAACGAATATCTGTTCGCGCAGCATACTATCAAACCAATCATCCTCGACCTGATAGACTTCCTCAATCTGCACGTAGCCAAAGAGCTGGACCCCGCTGGCCAGTATTATTTCAGTTTCGATGAATTCGTACCGACCAATATGGATATAGAGCTGCGAGAGCGTGAGATTGCACTCAACCGCCAGCCATACAAGACGGTCAACGAGGTACGAGCTGAGCAAGGGCTGCCGCCGGTCGATGGTGGAGATGTGGTCTATGGTCCACCATTCCAGTCACCCCTCGGCTCCTCATTCAATTTCGATAATCAACCCGCTGCGCCTGCGCCAGTAAAAAGCAACCCGCCCAGCCGCTCGGCCTACTCACGCATTCGCAAGGTGGTACAAAAAGAGAAAAACCGCGATGCGCTCGCCGAGAAACTAGCCGAAAAAGCTATCGAACGTGAAGCCAATCGCACTACTGAGGAGCTGGATGCGATTGCTCACCGCTCATTCGTTGGCCGGGTCGAGAGCTACCTGGACCGGGTAGGTGAGGCGGTCCGAGGCTTCAATAACAAGCAGAAGCAGCAAGTGCTGCAGGACATCTCTCGTATCACTAAAGCAGTGAGCAAGGATGACCTATTCGATATGGACCAAAGCATAGCGGCGATGGTCGATTTCGTGAGCCCGGTGCTGCGTGGGCTGATGACCGAGCAAGCCTTTGCAGAGTATGAGGCGCAAGGTTTCGAGGGCTCATTCGATAGCGGCGACCAAATGCTCGAGAAGATAGTCGACCGCGAGACCGAGCGCCTGGCCAAAGCGTACAACGCCACCACCGCCAACCTCCTCAAAAACACCCTCGACCAAGGTATCCGCGAGGGCGATGGCCTGGCCGAGCTCACCGAGCGCGTGCAGCAGGTGTACGAATTCAGTGATGCGACCCGCGCCAAGGCTGTGGCTCACACCGAGGCGTTCCACATTGCCAACCAGGGCAACCTGGAGGCATACCGCCAGAGCGGGGTAGTGCAATCGCAGCGCTGGTACACAGCCGAGGATGAGATGGTCTGCCCGTACTGCCAGCCGATGAATGGTACGGTGATTGGCCTCAACGATGTCTATTTCGAGAAAGGTAGCACGATGATAGGCAGCGACGGCAAGCCACTCCAGCTTAATTACCGCGCAATCGATGCGCCGCCGCTGCACACCAACTGCCGGTGCTTTATTCGCCCAGATACTATCTCAATAGACTAGAGAGAAATCACCGTGGTAATATAAATATATGAGAAAAATCAGCGACAACCAGGCCGAAAAAATGAGTGCAGTCTTTGCAGACACAGCTGCCCAGGAGCTCATCGAGAGCACTACCAAGGCAGCCGATGCAGACACGGGCTCATTTCGTGTAGTAATCACAACCGAGGACCTGGACCGATACAATGAGGTGATAAAAATGGAGGGCTGGGAGCTCAACCACTACCGCTCCAACCCCGTCGTACTATGGGGACACGACCACAGCCGCATCATCGGTGTCGCTACCGACATTCGCATCGAAAATAATCAAATGATTGCGGAGGGCAAGTTTGCACCGACTGAGGAGGGCCAAGAGAAGCGCAAGCTATACGAGCAGGGATTTCTAAAGGCTACGAGTGTAGGCTTTATCGAAAAAGAGCGCGAGGGCAATATCGTGACCAAGGCTGAGCTCATCGAATTCAGTTTCGTATCGGTCCCCGCTAACCCTTACGCCCTCTCACTCGCTCTCGAGCACGAACGCAGCATCGATGAGCTCGTAACCAAGGGTATTTTCACTATCGAAAAGGACACGCAAAAAGACACGCAAGCGACTGAGGCGCACCGCGTAAAGGACACCGATACGGCCGCCATCACTGATGAGCATATAACCAAGATTGCCGAGGCGACCGCACTCGCCGTAACCCGTGCCTGGGAGGCAGCTCAAGAGAGCGAGCCGGAGGGTACTGAGGGAGAGGCTGACCCAGTGGAGCGTGAGTTTCAACTCAAGCGAGCCCTCCAGGGTGCCGCTACATTGCTAGGCGATGACCTAGCCAAGCGCAAAGCAAAGCGCCTCTCCTCCAATTAAAAACTAAAATTTATAGTGTTATATGGAGAAGCACGAAATCAAAGAAGTGTTCGGTGAGGTCCTTACCGAGCACGATGAAGAAATCAAGGCAGAACTCCGCGCCATCGCAGGCGATGAGGCTGCTGAGAAAGCTGCCGCAGCAGTAAAGGCTGCCCGCATCGATGAGATGCGCAATGGCACCCGACTGCTCGATAACGACAGCAAGGCTGCATTCGCAGAAGATATGCGAAAGCTCGCCTCGGGCGAAAAAGCTGCCTACCTTACGGTCTCAGACCAAACGGGTGGCTACCTCGTACCAACTGAGGTACATAATGAGATTATGCGTATCGCAGCTACTACCGGTGTAGTAGCCCGCGATGCACGCCGCTTCCCCGTCGCCGATATCGAAATCCCAACCTACAGCGGAGCTGTGATGCAGGGACAGTACATCGGTGAGGATAGCGCAGGCTCAGAGACCCAGAACGACATCGGGATGGCTCGCCTCAAGTCTGCTCAGTGGGTGGAATTCTTCCGCGTGAGCAACCGCCTCATCCAAAAAGCCACACCATCTATCGGTGAGTGGCTGATGGGTCTTGTGGGCGAGGGCTTGGCCTACCGCCTCGACCGTGAGGGCTTTATGGGAGGTACTTACGCTGGCTCGCCATTCGTAGGGCTCCTCGGCTCAAGCGATGTCACTACCCAGACCCTCGGCTCTGGCCTGACCGACTTTAACGATGTCACCCCAGAGGAGGCATCAGAGGCTATTGGTGCAGTAGATACTGCCGCCCTAGCTAACGCCGGTTTCTACTTCCACCGCACCGTGTGGGCGCAAATCCGCGCACAAAAAGACGGTACCAGCGGCGAGTATGTATTCCGCCAGGACCACGCACCATTCGCGCAAATCCAGCGTGAGAGTGGTATCCAACCTGTTGGCTCAATGTGGGGCTACCCGGTATACACCACCGATGTACTACCTACATTCGCCGATACAGCCGTGAGCACCAAATTCGGTGTATTCGGCAACCTTTCACTCGCCTTGGCGATGGGAGAAGATGGCCCAATGGATATGGCACGCTCTGGCGATGCTGTTATCGGTGGCAAGTCTACATTCGAGCGAAATCAAACTGCATTCCGCTTCACCCACCAACACGCGCTCAGCGTAATGCTCGGCAGTGCTGCAGTGGTATTCGAGACCGCCGCATCTTAATAGCTAAAGCCATACTCGTATGCTTTATAAAACAACCTGTGCAATTCTCTACCGAGGCAGCCGCGTCGAGCGCGGTACCGAGCTGGAGATGAGCCAAGAAGATGCAGCCCGCCTGGCTGGTAACGTGGTCCCGGTAACTGATAGCAATATCAGCACCGAGCCAACGCCCGAGCCAGAAGCAAAGGAGCTCGAGGATATGAGCAAGGCTGAGCTCGAGGAGGCCGCCGCAGAACGTGGCCTCGCCACCTCTGGCACTAAAGCAGAACTCATCGAACGCATCCAGCTGCACGATGAGGCTCCCGAAGATGACGCTGGTGAATAATTACCAAATAAACAATCAGAACTATGAAGCTATTCGACAACATCAAAGCAGTACCGTCTATCGTACCGGCGGTGTACACTGCTGACGAAAATGGCGCAGCCGTCGATACCCGTGGGTATCGTGATGGTATGCTCGTGGTGAACGCGGGCGATATCGACCTGGCCAACGCTGATGAGACCTACGTGGTCGAGCTCGAGGAGAGTGACGACAACTCAACCTGGACCGACGTTGCCACCATCTCAGTCACCATCACCGCTGATGATGAGGTAGGTGTGGCACGCATCGCAGAGCTCAACGTGGCTCGCAAGCGATACCTCCGCGCGGTCCTCAATGTCGGTGGTACTACGCCATCATTCCCCGGTGGTGCGGTCATCCTCCTTGGTGAGGCAGCCAGCAATCCAGTCAACAGCGACTAGATACGCACCCACAGAAAAAGCCCTCCAGCCTGGGGGGCTTTTTCTTTGGTATACTAGAGATATGGCAAATGCTATCACTACCAAGGCGCGAGTAAAGAGCCGACTGGCTATCAGTACGACTGACTACGACGATTTATTCGACAACCTCATCATCGCTGTGACCAAGCGGATGGAGGTAATGACTGACCGTGATTTCGCCCTGGCCACCTATACCAACGAGCTGCACGATGGCGGCGATTGGTACGGCAGCAATCGCACTATCCTCCGACCTCGCAACGCGCCTATCAGTAATGTGGCCAGTGTGGAGTACAAGTCTGGTACCAACGAGCAACCCAACTGGACCGCATTTAATACCAATGATTATGATGTCGATGAGACTGTGGGCATCATATATTTCGACCGACCACTCCCGAGTGGCAAGCGCAACATCCGCATCACCTACACGGCAGGCTGGGAGAGCTACGACATCGCCCAGGTGTCGGGATTGTGGTATTTCAATACCGTACCCACCGGCACGGTCAACGGCAGTAACGCGACATTCACTCTGGCAGAGGATGCTGATGAGGTCATTGTGTACGCCGATGGCGTGCGTGTGAAGCCCGACCTCGTAACCCACACCGCCGGCACTGATACGTTCACCCTCGCTGCCGCTGCGGTGCCATACTCGAGCATCGCCGTCGATTACAAAGCCACCACCGCCGGCAACAGCGGCAGCAGCACTATCCCCGCCGACCTGGTAGAGGTGTGTGAGCGAGCCGTGGTCACACTATTCAAACGCCGCGACAACGAGGGTAAAACAAGCGAGAGCTACAACGAGAGCAGCATCACGTGGCGCAGCCAAGTGTTCACCAATGAGGACCTGGCCACTATTAAAAACTACAAACGAGGCGATGCGGTATGATTGAGATGCAGGTCGACATCGAAAATCTCGACGAACTGCGCTCCAATTTTCAGCGCTCGCCCGGTATTACGCTTAAATACCTGGCTCGAGCAACCAAGGCCAGTATCCTAGATGTCGAGAAGCAATCAGTCGACCGTAACTTCCAATTTAAGACACCGCGCTCACAGCGAACGGGATTTCTGCAGAAATCATTTAGCAGTGGTCGGTATATCTCTCCCGACGGCCTCCAGGCCAGCATCGGTCCGACCGTGCGGTATGCGCCGGCAGTGTACTACGGCAAAAACGGCCGGCCTGGTAATAAATATATGGACCGTATCGCTCGCGCCGCTGAGCCTGCTGCGGTAAAACACTTCAACCGCGCCGTCGACCGAATTGCTCAAAAACTATCACAGACCTAGTATGTCAATCACCACCATCAAAAACCAAGTCAAGGCCAAGCTCGATACCCTCGTTACCGATGGTGTTATCGCTAACGCGGTGCAGAGTGATATCAAACTCGACCCACTCAATATGGATGTGGGCAACTTCCCCGTTGGTGTCGTAATGCCGCCGGCGGTGGAGAGTGAGGTGCTCGACAACGTGACCATCACGCGTACCTATATCTATGACCTCATTTTCGTATTTAATGCCGAGGACCTGGACACCACCAACGAGCTCGAGACCAAGATGGAGGCAATCCTCAACGCATTCGACAACGACCCCACGCTCGGCGGCGCAGCCAATGCCGGAGTGCTGCCGATTGCTAGTGCGCCCGAGCCATTTCAACACAACGGCAACGACCGTATTCTATTCGTGGTCAACCTCCGCGCCGCTGAGACAGTGCTCCTCACTTTTTCGTAGGAGTGACTGTGCTATCATTTATATATGGCAAAGATTAAAAAATCAGACCGGCAACTAGCACCCAAGCCAGAGGAGCGGGCATATTTCTTCCCTAAAGCAGAGGGAGGACCAAGAACGGTGATAGCCAAGAGCCGGGAGGATGCCGAGGCAGTTATTGGTAAAGATAAAAACAAATAGAGTATGGCAAAGTTTATAGGGCGTACTGCCGATGTCGGCATTGCAAAGGAGGCGAGCCGGGGCACTGCTGAGGCCAGTGCTGATTTCTGGGTCCCCAAGGTATCACTGACACTCGATGATGGCATCGAGCAGGTCATCGATGAGAGCAGCGTAGGTGTCATCGAGGATGCCACCGATGCAGTCGTGGTAGGTAAATACGCCACCGGAGAAATCGAGGGCAATATCGGCAGCGACAGCATCGGCCTCATCCTCCTCTCTGCTCTGGGCTCAGTCTCTACCTCGGGACCAGCCGATACCTCGGTCTACACTCACACCTTTACGGTAGCGCAATCAGCGCAGCACCAATCACTCACACTATTCCTCGACAATGGTGTGCAGGATTACGCATTCCCTCTGGCAATGCTCGACACCTTTGGCCTCGACATCTCCCTCGGGCAGTTTGCACGCTTCACTGCTGGATTTCGCTCGAAAGCCGGTGAGACCGACACGCTTACACCGTCGTATACCGCAGAGAGCACATTCCTGCCGCAGCACGGCACGGTGAAGCTCGCCGCCAACGTCGCAGGCTTGGGCGCAGCATCCGCTATCGATGTGCGCAGCGTACAGCTCAACATCTCCAAAAACTTAATGGATGACTATAAACTGGGCTCTATCAACCAGGATGATATTCTCAACCAGCAGTTTGCGGTAGAGGGTACAGTGGAGCTCGTATTCGATGCAGAGACATTCAAAGACGATATGCTCGCCGATACAGCCAAGGCGATGCGCATCGCGCTCACCAATTCAGATGTGACCATCGGCGGCTCGAGCAACCCGTCGCTCACGGTCGACCTGAGCAAAATCAAGGTGGTGAGCTTCGAGACTAACTATGACAATAATGGCATTGTTACCGCTACAGCCAACTTCAAAGCGCTCTATAACACTACCGACAATGATATGATAGAGGTGGCGCTCGTAAACGAGACCACTAGCTACTAACCCCACACCAATATGGACCAACGACCAACCCAACAGCTCACCATCGGCGAGCACACCTTTACTGTAAAAACTTACGCCACCGCCCGCGAGGCGCACGATATACAAGCCGTGTACTTTGCAGGAGCCAAGGTGGATGTGGTCGGCCAAGAGCCGCGCATCAGTGAATTCAACCCCAATGTGCAGTGGGATGTGCAGTGCAAGATGGTCGAGGTGATGGTCATCGAGATGGATGGCACCAAGGAGAATATCGTGCAACGCGCCGAGAGTATGCTCCCCGATGAATTCGAGGAGCTTACGACCACCCTCGATGGGCTGGTCACAAAAAAAAAGAGCTAGCGGATAGCGTGCGGCTATATAGTCTCGGCAAGCTCGACAACTTAATGCTCACCGCCACCATCTGCGAAATGTATGGCTGGACCTGGGATGAGTACCACAGCCAGCCCGCATTTTTTCTCGAGGCTATCAGAGAGAAAATAGTGCGAGATAATAAAGAGAGGGAGCTCGAGGTAAAGAAAATTAAAAATGGCCAGCCGAGATACTAAACTCAACATCATAGTCAACGCCCAGGACCGCACCAAGCGGGGGCTGAACGGTGTCAACAAAGGGCTCGGCTCGATGCGAGACCGAGCAGAGAAGCTCGGCGGCACGCTTCGCTCGATGGGTAAATACGGCGCGGTGGCATTCGCTGCACTCTCTGCCGCTAGTGGCAAGCTCATCAAAGATAGTGCGCAGAGCCTCCAAATAGAGGAGAGCTACCGCCGGATGACCGAGCAGGCCGGTATATCATCCGATGCCCTGCTGCAGCAGCTACAAAAAACCTCCGCCGGTACCGTGGCCGCCTCAGATTTAATGCTCTCAGCTAACCGTGCGATGGCGCTTGGTGTCGGCGATGATATGGACACCGTGACCACCCTGATGGAGATTGCGCGGCTCAAGGGTCGGGCGCTCGGTCTCGACACCACACAAGCATTTAATGATATCGTGACCGGTATTGGTCGCGGCTCGCCTCTCATTCTCGACAACCTTGGTATCACCATCAAACTCGGTGAAGCGCAAGAGATGTACGCTCAGAAGCTCGGCAAGACAGCCGCCGAGCTTACTGATGCAGAGAAAAAGCAATCGCTCCTTAACGCAGTGATGGAGACCGGCAAAAAGGAGCTCGAGGCCGCTGGCGAGGTGCAGGGGACCACTGCGGAGCAGCTGCAAAAACTCCGCGCCTCATTCAAAGACACCGCCGACACCCTCGGCCGCACCCTGATACCCGCCGCCACCCGCATCCTCGAGGCAATCACGCCAGTCATCGAAAAAGTAGCGGTGTGGATAGAGAAAAACCCCAAGCTCACTGCCGCCATCATCGGCATCAGTATCGCAGCTGCCGGCCTATTGGTAGTGCTGGGTGCGATTGGTATCGCTATCCCGGCAATCACTGCCGCGCTTGCTATATTCTCGGGTACTGCCGGTATCGTGATTGGTATATTGGCCGGGCTGGGCTTGGCAGTGACCCAGGTGGTGCGCATCGTACAGCTACTCAGTACCAGCTGGAGTGAGGTCTGGCTCGGCATCAAACTCATCACCATACAAGTGGCCAACGGGGTCATCAGTGTAGTAGAGAGTATGATGAATTTTATCATCGGCCGCATCAATAAATTCATTGAGAAAATCAATCGAATAGTAAAGAAAGCCGCCCGGCTCACCGGCCGCGACCTCCCTACCATCGGCACGCTCGACACCGTATCCCTCCAGCGTATCGACCCGCAGAATACTATCGACCGAGCGCTCGGCAATCAAAGCGGCGGGCAGAGCACCGTGGTCATCACTGGTAATAACTTCCTGAGTGAGGATGCAGCCGAGCAATTCGGCGATGAGCTGATGAGTAAATTAAAACTCAGCACCGCGATGTAGTATGGCCTTTAGTATTACGATTAATGCAGTAGACCGGACCTCCTTGGTATCACGCGGCAGCTTCCGCAAGCGTGACAACCTCAATCAACAGGTCGATGAGTGTGTGTTTACTATCAACCGCACTGGCTCCGAGACCTACGAGCCCGAGGTCGGCCAGGAGGTAATTGTTACCCGAGACAGCAATACCGTATTCGGCGGTGTAATTCTGCGCATCAACGAAACGGTAGTGGCCAGCACCATCATCAATTACGAGGTCAAGTGCATCGATTATAGCCAGTACCTCAAACGCAAGCTCGTGACCGAGCGCTACACCAACACCACCGTCGGTGCAATCATCTCCGACATCGTAACCAACTACACTGAGGCAGGTGATGGCCTCACTACCAATAACGTGGTCGGCGGCCAGAGCATCCGGTCTTTTTCGTTCGACCGGCTCACTGCTGCAGAGTGCCTCGAGAAACTAGCCAAGGCGCTCTCGTATGTGTGGTATGTCGACTATAGCAAAGACATCCATTTCTTCCCCAAAAACACCGAGACAGCTCCCTACAACCTATCCGACACCTCGGGCAATTACATATACAACAGCCTTAAAATTACCGCCGACCTCTCGCAAATCCGCAACAGCATCCTCGTACAGGGCGGCGAGGCAGTCTCAGCTGATGAACGCACTGAGCTATTCGACGGTGATGGCACCAAAGACACGTTCGCCCTGGCGCTGCGATATAGTGGCAAGCCAACGGTCGAGGTCGGGGGGGTCCCCGTAACGGTGGGCACTGAGTTTCTCGATGATGAGGCGAGCTTCGCGGTGATGTGGAACTTCAATGAGAAATATCTCCGCTTCACGCTAGGCAACGTACCCGCTGCCGGGACCCGCAACATCGAGGTGACGGGTAACTATCTATTCCCTATCGTGGTAAAGGTACCCGCGCCCTCATCAATAGCGACCTATGGTGAGTACCAGTTTGCACTCACCGACCGCTCTATCCGCTCCGACGATGAGGCTATCGACCGTGCTCTGGCTGAGCTCGAGGGCTACCGGGCCGAGCTGTACGAGGGAGAGTTTCGCACCCGCAACGACGGCCTCCGCTCGGGACAGGTCATCACCATTAATAGTACCCAACGCGGTAAAAACATCGATGTGCTCATCCAATCGGTCAACTGTAAACTCGTCGACCCCAACGCCGACCGGGTGGAGTACCTCATCCGCTTCGCCACCCTCAAGAGTATCGGCATCATCGAGTACCTCCAGGACCAACTGCGTAATAAAAACGTGATTGTAGATGATGACGAAATCCTTACCAATTACTATCCGCTGGCTGACACCTTTGGCAGCACTGACAGCATCGCCACACCTACTGCCACCACCGGGCCGTATACCTGGGACAATTTCGATTGGGGCTATGCCACGTGGTCCTAGTGGTACAATAGAAATATGCACACACACGATATAGCCAACATCGGCGGGCTCCTCACCATCGACACTTACCAAGACGGGCGGCTGCTGCGCTCACTCGGTCCCGTTCACAATAAAGTGGTCAGTAGTGATGGCTATGGGCGCAACCTCCTCATCCGGCAGCTGGGAGGTGATACGACTTACCCTATCGAGATAGATAGCATCTCACTCGGGGATAGCGCCACGGCAGCCGTAGACGGTGATACCGCTCTCGGCAACAGCTTGGTGAGTGGCCTCTCAATTACCGAGGCAACCGTCGCCAATAACGTACTCACTCTCAAAGTATTCGCCAACGATGCGGCGGTGGCCGATGATACCTACGCCGAGGTCGGCTTTTTCTGCGGTGGGCGGCTATTCTCTCGCATCATCATCGACCCAGCCTATACCAAGGCCAGCAACGAGGACACTCTATTCACGTACACCCTCACGTTTACGGGCTAGAGCTGTGATACAATTTAATATATGCCAATTACCACCGGCCAAAATGCAGAAGCGAGTGATTTTATAAATCAGAGCGAGAGGGATGCCACCCCCTCCAATGATGCAGGTCGGGTGCCAAAGCTCGAAAGCAACGGCAAGCTGCACCCGGTATTTCTCTCTGGCTTTGGTGGTGACGGCTCCGATGGAGCACTGACAGTATCATCAGGCACTACAACTATAGATTTAGGCTCAGCAAAATACGTCACGAAAAATTACACTGATATATCAATTACCGGCACCGGCGCAATAAACTTCTCAAACCCTCACGCAAACGGTACAGTGATTATTTTCAAAGTGCAGGGCGATGTAACTATTACCACCTCCGCAACTCGAGCGATAGATATGCGAGGTATCGGAGCTGCAATCGGTAATACCCCAACCGGAGTAGTATTTGGCTTAACACTACCAACAGTCACCCAATATACTGAAGCAAGTGCAGGCTCGCAATATACATCTAACGCATATTACACAGATACGCTCGAGCAATTTTACCTGGAGCGCTCCCTGCGACTTGCCTGTGGTGCGGCTGGTGCAAATGGCGGTGCAGGGCCAAGTGGCACCCCAGGAGTAGGCGGGCGCGGTGGTGGAGTATTTTTAATGGAGGTTGGTGGTACTTATAACTGCTCAGGTACTATCGACGCAAGCGGTGAGGATGGTACCGCCGGTACAACCCCAGATGTAGACGATGAAGCTCCTGGCGGCGGAGGCGGAGGTAGCGCCGGTGCTATTTGCATACTATACAATACGCTCACAAGCGACACAGGTACTTACACATTAGCTGGTGGTGCGGGTGGTGCGTCTGGTGCACCCCGTGGGCCTGGCGGTACTGGAGGCGCAGGTGGAGGCGGTGGCGGTAGTGTTGCTGCCGATGGGGGGCACGGCGGCTGGAGTACTGGTGCACCGCAAGCAAACGGCTCACCAGGTGGACTTGGTGCTGGTGGCGGTGGCGCTAGTGGTATGGCAACGTCAAACGAACCCGCTCGACCAGGTGGCGCTGGCGGGGCTTCATTAACTGCTATTGTAGGCCAACTGAATTAGTTATAATATGCGACTAGACCGGCAAACAATATACAAAATTGTGGCCGAATACGAACGTACCGGGCAGCGCTCAGTGGTGGCTGAGCGCTTTTCTATAGACCCGAGCACGGTAGATTACCAGGTGACCAAGTTTGCGCGGGAGTATGGAGATACAAGCTATGTCTTTTCTCTCATCACTCCTAAAAAGGAGAAAACCTGCGAATGCACCCGGCTCAAGTGCCCGGAGTGCGGCCGGTCCCAAGATAATATGCGCACCCGACAGAGCGAGCAAATCCGGCAGCTGCGCCGTGCCCTCGAAATAGCTAACCAAAAACTAGAGCAGCTTGGCAGCACCGCGGTCGGACTGGAGCTGCTATAATGACGGTATGAATAAAGAAATCAAAATCATTTTGGCACTCCTCATCGCGGTGCCTGTAATCGCTGCCGCACAGGTCATCTTCCCTAACCGTGGGGGTACCGGTGTGAGTGATGCACCCGGCCAAGACCAAATACTCATTGGTAATGGCAGCGCCTATGACCTCCTCACCCTCACTGCAGGCGATAATATATCGATTGCTACAACTAGCGGCGCACTCACCCTCACTGCCTCTATTCCCGGTGGTGGCCTCTCCAGTGCAGACATCGATACCTATACCGAGCTCGATACGTTAGTGGCTGATGTGACCCTGGCTCACACAGGGCTATTCGATACTGAGGCAGAGCTGGAGAGCCTGCTTGGTGATGTATCAAACGTATTCACCAACACCGACGGCAGCCTAGCTGATGATGACCTCTCAAACAATGACACCGATGACCTACTGGAGGGAGCGAGTAACCTCTATTTCTCCAATGCGCGGGTATCGAGCTACCTCACCGGCGGCACGGGTATCACAGAGAGCGGCGGCACGCTCAGTTTCGATTGTAGCGAGGTCGAGGGTGTTGGTATCAACTGTGTCGGTGAAGCTATCACCCTCGATACAATCACGCTATCTGGCGACCTCTCTGGCACCGGCACCGCCGCCATCGTAGCGAGCATCGCTGCCGGTGCGGTAGCTGATGCAGAGCTCGATTACACCGCAGTCACGCTTGCAGACTTTACCAATGATGCGGGATATCTCACCACCGTCGACATTAGCAACGACACCAACCTGGCCGGGGATAGCGAAATCGTACTCACGGGGGACACACTCTCTATCGCTAGCACCATCGCCCGCGATACTGAGCTGCACAGTGCAGTCACCCTGGCTGGCCAGGATTACCTCGGCATCGCTGGCCAAGTTATTACCGCCGGCGCTATTAATGCCGATGACCTCGGCACAGGGAGTTTCGGTGACTGGAGCTGCAACGGCACTACCTGCAGCCTCGACACCGGTACGGTCGGCGATAACGAGCTCGACTATACCTCTCTCACCCTCAACGACCTCACATTCGATGTGGGCTCAGTATCTAAAACCGAATTCGGCTACCTCAACGGTGTGACCAGCGCTATCCAAACCCAGCTCAACACAAAGCTCGAGACCGTCGACATCAGTAACGACACCAACCTGGCCGCCGGCCGGTCCCTTACCCTCACGGGGGATAGTGTCGCGGCCGATGCAGAGCTATACACTGAGAGTTTCTCTATCATCCTATCCGCCGCCACCACTACTGACAGCGGCAAGGCGCAGCACATTCCCAACACCGCCATCACCATAACTGAGGTAGAGTGCAGCACCGACACCGGCACGGTCACTATTCAACTCGATGAGCGTACCGCCACCACACCCAACACTGGCGGTACCGATGTGATGACCAGCGCCTTGGTATGCGATGATAACCAGCAGACCACCTCCAGCTTTACCAACGCCGGTATCGCAGCGGGGGCGGTAATCAACCTCGACATCGATGCGATATCAGCCGGTACCCCGGCCACCCGCATCCACGTGCATTACACTATCGACGACTAACCCGACCAACTATGAATACATTTATCGTACACCTCAGACTGGCAATCGCAGGCATCATCATTGCGGCATTAATTGTGGCAGCATTCGTTGCGGGACCACTCCAGCTCCGCGCGGCGCTGTTCGATTACCAAAGTTTCAGCTATGACTACACATCATCGCAAGGAGGCAATGTGTGGGACCTCCACTTCGATGGCACGTATCTGTATATGGCAAACTACAGCACTGATACTATCTATGTATACACGCCCGACTGCGGCGCAGGCAGTCTCACTAAAGAGGTGACTGAACTCGACTTTAGTACCTACGGCGGCTCTCCATCCGGTATGACCTCAGACGGCACCTATCTATACGTCGCCGACTTGGGCGCTGATGAGGTATTTATCTTCAACCTGAGTGACCTATCCTATACAGGCACCTCATTCGATACCCTTGACGATGGTGCGGGCTTGGTGGGAGGTATGACCTATGACGGCACCCATCTCTACCTCGCCGATTTACAAGATAGTGATTACTACAAATATGAGACCGACGGCACATTCGTCACTACCGGCAATTTAAGTCACTCCTCAGCCTGGGGTGCGACATATACCGGCAGCAATTTTTACGTCGCCGACCGAGGGACCGGCCGGGTCTATGAATACAACAGCAGTTTCGTATACACGGGTAATTTCTATACCCTCACTGCACAAACGAGCAACGACGTTCGCGGCATCGCCTGGGATGGAGAGTATTTCTGGATTGCAGACCCATCCAATGACCGTATCTACTGCTACGAGGGACCAAGTGGCACTCATTCGTGGTGGGGCGGAGGAGGCGGTGGAGGCGGTGGTAGTGAGGAGCCCGCTGCTGGTAGCATTATCATCATCGCCAGCAATAGAGAGGAGAGCAGCAGCGTATAATGTATAAATGATGTGCAACAAAGAAGAAACCAAGCAAGCCGTTCACGAAGTTATTTTCGAGACCAACGAGGATGGCGAGACCTACATCGGCCGGGAGGTTAATCGGCACGTGGACCACAAAGCTACCGAGATAGTGAGCCAGCTCACGCTGCGCTTTGGTATTCCCTTTATCGCCCTCGTATTCGCCAGCGCCGGCGCGTGGTACACCCTACGGGCCGACGTAGCCGACAACACCGAGGCGCTACAGGAGGGTGGCCGGTATACCGAAAATGATGCAATCCAAGACCAACGGCTACAGGAGGGCCGCGACAGCCGGCAGGATGAGGAGATTGCAAACCTGCGGCAGGACACCAACGTTCGACTGGATAACATCGATAATAAACTCGACCGGCTCATCCAGTCACTACTGCCGTGATATCATTCTCTATATGAATATCAAACTCTACACCACCAGCCGCACCGCCCGCGTTGAACAGGTGGCGGATGAGTGGGCGCTGGGCTTAATGCAGACACCCGGCCGGCCAACGATTACCGTCGAGGTCATCCGCAAGGTACCGCGCCGGGTAGAGACAACACACGCACTCGACGGCGGCGGCCGGCTCGACTGGGATTGGCTCCTGGAGCAATTCCCCAAAGCGGATGATGAGGGTGTGATATTTCACTTCACCCCGTACTACCGCAGCAAGTGGGGTCTCAAACCCGGCATCAACGGCAGCCGCAATACGAGCCACAAAACAACTCCGGTATTTTGGGTCTGCGCCAATGTAGGTGCGCCGGCATCACGCCGTGATGGTCCCGGCTACCCCGAGCACATCACCGAGCTCCACCGCCTGCTCTATCACGAAATGGCGCACTTCGATGAGGACCAAGACGATTTACTCGGTAATCAACTCCCCCAAGAGAGTGTTCACTATATGGACTATACCCAAAATGCAATACACCGCTACCCGGAGCTTGTAAACTACCGCAAGCTGACCCTGCTCGAGCGCATCCGCACCACCCTGGCAGCTATCGTGGCGCGGCTCCTCAACGAGCAACAGCGCGATGATGACATCAGCTACCTGCACCCTATCAAAGAGAAACGAGCCTACATCTCCCAGGTGTATGGTGTGCGTAATGCGCTATACAAAAAGACCGGCCGCCACATCGGGACCGATTACGCCATCCCCGTCGGCACTAAACTATTCGCTCCGCGCTACTGCCGGGTCACAGCTACCGGCACGCACCGCGTGCTCGGTAATTGGTGCATCCTGCAGTACACCATCGGCAGCCAGCAGTATGAGGAGCGCTGGCTGCACCTCCAGGCTGCACCGGCCTTGGGTCACTACCCCCAGGGTGCAGTAGTGGCTCGGTCTGGCAATACCGGCCTCTCAACTGGACCACACCTCCACCGGGAGGTGTGGCTGGAGCAGGTAGATATTGCCGCTATTAATCACCGCAACTGGGCGCAACTTACCCGCGACCCAGAGGCACCATTCGTATCATTATGACATTACAAAAATTTCTCACCTCATCCGCCAACCCAAATGAGGTCTCACTCACTATCCGCTCGCTACTCGTTGCAGTGGTCCCGATTATGATGATTGTCACCGGCCTGCCCGAGGCAGACATCCAGCCGATTGTGGATACCGTTGTGGATATCGTATATCTCGCGGCTTCACTACTGGCTGCAATCGGTACGTGCTACGGCCTCCTCCGCAAGCTCTACCACAAACGCTGGAGCGCAGTGTAGTATAATGAGTGAGGTCTGGAGGTAGGTGTAGCAGCTATCTCTCCAGACCGGCTCAACGACATCAATATATTCCGCAAAGCCCACTCCCCTCGGTGGGCTTTGTGCTATCCACAGTATGCTCCGTATACTAGTATACTAAAATATGCTATACTCTGGGCAGGTCGACGTTATGAGCCAATCAATATATATATGGATAAATTACAACCAATCCACCTCGTTGCCATTGTGGCACTCGTAGTATTCGCCATCGCCATCATTGGTGTGCTGAGCAACCAACGAGCAGAAATCGCGGCCGATGAGGCAGCTGCTACGACGGCTACTGAGCGAGCGGTGTACCTGGAGCAGATGCGCCAGGCCAACCTGGATGAGTGTTTTGCTAACGCTTGGCAGTTGTACAGTGCTGACTGGGATGGCCAGTGTGAGCTGGCTGGTGAGCCGGCAGACTGCACACTTTATGAGACCCAATACGAGCTGGTCGAGCAACGCTACGCCGAGGCTAAAGCGCTCTGCCTCGCCCGGTACTAGCCTATGCCTAAAAACGTACTCACTCCGTACAAACTAAAACCAAAGCAGCGCCGCATCCTGGCTAACTACCTCGCACACCGAGGCGGCCGCGATGAGACCGCTGCCGCACTTGGCATCAGTACGCAACGCCTGTACACGATGACCAATGCAATTATTCGACACGCCTGCCGCACGAAACGCATCGACATCGATGCTGTGCTAAAGGATTACTAAACCAACCACACTATGAGCAATCCTCTCTATGATGTACCGGCCTGGCAACAGCTACACTGGCTGCAGCACGGCGCAGAGCAATCTATCGAGCGTGACCTGCCCGAGTGTGAATAAAACTGCTATGACCAACACAACAGATGACTTTTTCGCTAACGCGCCAACTGATTACGAGGTACCCAAAGGCGAAAGCCGGTACCTAAAATTCAAGCAGCCCGGCCAGTACAAGCTCCGCATCCTGCAGCGCCCAATCTTTGGGTGGGAGGCCTGGACTGTCGGTGAGGATGGCAAGGACCATCCAGTGCGCTTTGCAATGGATAGCCGCCCAACTGATGTGAGCCCGTACCGTAACGGCAAGCTGAGCCACTTCTGGGCGATGCCGGTGTACAACTTCAATACCCAACGGGTAGAGGTACTCAACATCACCCAAGCCACTATTCAGCAGCAAATCGAAGCCTATGCCCGCAATACTGACTGGGGCAGCCCACTCGCGTACAACCTAACCATCACCCGCGCCGGCACCGGCCTCAACGATACCAAGTACAGTGTAGTGGCCAGCCCACACTCAGCCCTGCCCGAGGAGGCGCTGGCTGAGTGGGAGCAAGTACAAGCTGATGGCTTCGACATCACTGAGCTGATGCGTGATGGCGACCCGTTCACAACTAAAGACGGCAACCCGCAGCACGTAGCGCCAGAGGCTCCACAAGCGCCTCAGACGGCCGCACCCGCTCAACCCGAGCCAGTAGCCGCACCGGCTCCAGAAACGCCGCAGGTGGCACCACAGCCAGCCACACCGCCTGCTCCAGCCGCAGCACCGGTCAATACTAACCAACCAACCGCATAGCTATGAAGAAACTGCTACTCAACATCTCGGTGAACGGCAACATCATTCACACGCGCGAAATCACCGCCGCCGAGGCACTAAAGGAATTCGAGCGGGGTGCAGATACAGCACCCACCGCACCCGCTAAACGCGCAAAGCGCAGCGGCCGCCAAGCAGGCAAACCAAACCGCTGCCGCATCTGCGGCAAGGTAGGCCGCACGGCACTGAGCTGCAAAGCGGACAAAAAACATCCGCGCCAAAAAGACAACGATGGTCGACTGCTTACTACTGAGCCATCCGAGGAGCGCTCAGAATGGCAACCGCTCAGCAGCCTCAACCGTACCGTGACCGTATGATAGAGGAGCTGCACGGTCCTATCCGCCGCAAACCATCCCAACCCCGGCGCAACCATACGCTGAGCATCGGGCTCATCATCCTGGTCGCTATCGTGTGGGTACTCATCACCTAGATATGGCACAGAAAAAACTAGACCCCACCATCCGCTACATCACCATCACCCTCCGCGCAGAGCTGAACTCGGGTGCAGTGGAATTCGTGAGCAGTGGCACCGAGCCTGTCGACACGATGATACGCAAGATGAAGCTCCAGGTGCGAAATAAATATCCCGGCCTCGAGGGTAAAACAATTCGCACAATCGATGTATACTAGGTGAGCAGCTAACGCTGCGAGCTCTACGTCGATACACAACACACCCGTCAGTGGCCTGGCGGGTGTGTTGTATTATGTAAAGAGGAGCACCTATAAAAAAGGAGAGACACGATGACCAAAGCCGTTACCGAAGATGGTCACACCTTTGGCCTCACCCAATGCGCTGCCTGCGGGGACCTTATCCACCAAGAGGAGGCCCTCGTTAAGACGGTACACGCCGGGCAGAGCACATTGCAGGAGCATTTCTGCGGCACCAACTGCCATCACCGCTGGTATATCAACCGGCTCAACACAATGGGGCTGTAATGCGGCGGGGGCTAGAAAAATGCGCCAACTGTGGCCTCATCCACTACATCAACCAATCACCCGCGGTATATATTGGCGGGCAGTACTACTGCCGGCCATCCTGCCATCGCAGGTACCACGAAACCAAAAAGGAGATATCCAATGCGGATGGTACTACTCGCATCGCTGCTCCTCACGGCAGCGGCATCTGCGGCCGAGACTGAACGCTCGCCGCGGATAATGCTCAACCCCGGCGCTCTGTTGTGCGACACGCCGGAGCAACTGCTGGAGTACATCGATGGCCAGGCAATGGCCACGGTCCCCGGCTGCGGCCTCTCTACCCAACCGATGTGGGTGGAGATAGAGCCGCTCGAGAGCTACGAGGCGCACCACCGGCGCTTCGACCTCATCGTGTATCACTTCCCGATGATGACCGCCTCGGGCCTGCAGTGGTGGACCCAGTACGGCTACTGGGGAGTGCCCGAGCACCTCAATACGGCGCTGTAGCACTTGGCAGAGAAACCAAAACCGACCAGTGCCGGCAACTATGCACCCGCCCTCCCTCGGGTGCTTTTTTTCGCGGTATAATAAACCTATGACCATCACGGTCCCACTACCAACCAAAGTATCCCTCAATAAAATATACGGCGGGGTCCACTGGAGCACGCGCAAGCGCCACAAAGATGAGTTTGCGGAGGCGGTCTGGGCGTGCCGCCCTAAAACCTATACTGGAGCGTACCCGGTACACATCACCTACTACTTTCAATTCAAAGGCCGCCGGCTCGATAGCACCAACTGCGCCTATATGGCCAAGCTGCTCGAGGATGCCCTCATCACCGAGGAGGTCATCCCCGATGATGCGCCCAGATTTGTGGCCAGCACGCAGCTGGTCCCGTGTGCGGGTAATAACGAGGTACTTATCGAAATCACACCGTGCGAATAGTTTTTATAATTTTGTGCTGGGTTTTTTGGGGAGCAATAATCGGCTTCTACTTTGGGCACAGCAGCGGCGACCCTATCCAGTACACCGAGGCGCAAGGGCAGCGGTGGTGCTTGGTCGCCCAGCACCAACGGGTGTCGGGGATACAATACCCCGGCCGGGAGGTGTACCTCATCGATATCGATGGTAGCTGGGTGCGGATATTCGAGCGGTGTGGATAGTGTGGGGAGAATGGGGATGGCACTCGAGCGTGAGTGTGGTAGCATACTGGTATGCCTAGTAACAACGTAAAATACGATAGTATTTTCAGTGCGAGCAAGGATGCGACATTCGTTTCTTTTCTCGCGTTGTTACGCGGCATCACATTCTCCCTGGCTTCGGCTGGGGATTTTGTGTGTTGCTAACCAGCCGGTAGCGCTGTTCTCGTAATCAGCGACACCAAATAGACGAAACCCCCGGCCGGTTGGTAGATGCAAAGCGCTGGCCCTGTCGCCGCCTGACAACCAGCGACCTCATCTGCCCGCCGGTCGTTTCTCCCACCACTTACAATAGAAGCCACGGGGCAACCTTAGTGCGGAGGGAATAGGTGGCAAGGGAGTACTACTGGCCTACATACACCACCACCCAACACGACCGAAAGGGTATGAGGGAGATAGAGGCGGTGTACCTATCAAATAACTATTCACATTATGACAACACCTCTACCAAAAACGCGCGGGCAATATCTCAAAGCGCTGAATGATATAAAGCTCGAGCTCCTATCGAACGACCAACCAAACGGGCGCGGTATTACCGAGGCCCTCTGCCTCCTCACTATGGCCGTTGTAGAATTAAAGGAGGCGCTCGAGCCAGAATACAAATACACCCCAGAATATGAAGCAGCCGACATTCAACCATCTCAACCTGAGTAACCCCACTACCGGTCCCCGCAATCAACGTGAGGACCTCATCGAGCAAATCGTGGCGCAGTGCCAGCACCGGACCCCAAAGGATGCACGCAACCTGGCCCGGCTCCTGGCTATCACCACCAACAGCGCTGGCTGGACCACCACGGACCTCCACGCGCTCCTCAAGAAGAAGCAGGACCCAGGTATTAACAACTACACCGCATTCGTGTGGTGGAGCGCTAAAATGAAGAAACTATGAACCTACCAAAAGAATGGCCGGAGAAAGGCATAAAGTATATGCAAGAGGGTCACAATAAAGACCGCAAAGGGTACACAGACGGCTACAATCAGTGCTGGGAAGACTGCACCGCAGCCCTACCAGCCGTGGTGGAGGAAGCGAGGCGAGAGGAGCGGGAGAGGACACGAGTAATTATAGAAACGCTCAAATCTACTTTGGATTTTACAGTACTCACCCTCAATAGAGGAGAGGCGGGGGAACTCGCATTAGATAAAGTGATAGAAGCCCTTACCCAACCAACCGACGTAACCGATAACTAGTATGACAAACCAACCAGAGAGAAGTGTCGAGGAGATAGTGGAAGACAAGTATCAACATTTTCTGTTACAAAAAGGCAAAAACGACGCAGAAACCATAGTTCTCAGAGCACTTAAATACCGTCAAGACATTACTAATCTTCTCCAAGCCGAACGCCAGAGGCGTGATGAGATGGTGGAGGAGAGGATGAAAATGATGTTACATATGATTGGAGAACACCCAGAGCTAACAAAAGAACAGGTATTAGAGTTTATTCGTAGAGAGTTCACCCCACCCAATAACCCTAACTAGTATGAAGCAGCACCTCATTATCTACACCCAGCGCCTCTACCGCACCGCTTGGCGGCTCTGGCTGCGTATCACCGGGCGTGTATCATAGATATTATAAAAGTAAAAAAATTGGCTTATACTAACTCATTACGACTTATTCGCTGGTATTGGGGGCTTCTCTTACGCCTTGGACCAAGTATTCTATGAAGAAAAAATCGAACACATTTTCTGCGAGTGGGAAGCGTTCCCCACAGCAATCCTTAAAAAGCACTGGCCAGACGCAACCTACTATGGTGACATCGCCGACCTTGTTGCCGACACCGAACACGATGGACAGTTTACCCCCACGGGACAACACCAAGCTGAGAGAATGGAACAACAGTCGAGATGGTCGAAAGAACCGCGTAGCACTAAGCAATCTAAGGGAAGCGATACAAGACCCTCACTATCTATCCTCACAGGAGGCTTCCCCTGCCAACCATTCAGTCACGCTGGACAAAGAAAAGGAACGGCAGATGACCGCTACAAGTGGCCAGAAATGTATGCGGTCATTAAAAACGTCAGACCAGATTGGGTCATCGCTGAGAATGTGCGTGGCTTCGCTACTTGGAACGACGGCTTGGTACTCGAGCGCACGTGCACTGACCTGGAAAACCAAGGTTACAAGGTCCAACCGTTTATTATTCCAGCTGTCGCCGTCGGTGCGCCGCACCAACGAGAAAGAGTTTGGATTATTGCTCACACCATCAACGGTGGACAGAGGCGAGCGGAGCGAAGCAGCGATGAAACACCGGATAGCGTACCGCAAGAGTATCGGTCGCAAGACGGTGCCACCGGGGAGTCTGAGCGAGCAGCTGGCGACGGGTACGACCACCGACCTTGGGAAGCAAACTGGCGAGAAATTGCGCTTGCAACCTGCAATGACGGAGTGGATGATGGGCTTCCCCGATGGATGGACAGAGTTACCATCAGCGCAGCCAAACACCGCAAGGAACGCCTAAAAGCGTGCGGGAATGCAATCGTTCCACAGGTAGCAATGGAGATATTCAAAGCAATAAAAATTACTCAAGAGCAGGACTAAAATAATCGTGTATGCCAAGCCTCGAAAAACAACTCGACCAGATGCGCCAGGTACTCCTCGAGCACCGGGTCTCTCCCTCGCAATCGTTTCACATAATGAATACCTACGAGCAAGCGCTGCGCACCGCCTATGACCGGGGATACCTCGACGGTGAGCGCTTGGCCCGGCACTAAAAAACCCCTCACGCGCTCGGAGGGATTTTTTAGCCAACAGCTTTAGTATAC